CACCACTGGAACTGGATATGTTTCTAGACCAAGTGTAATCATCACTCCATCGACTGGTGTATTTGTGCAGTTTTCTGCGACAGGAACACTTCCTTCACCACTTGTATCTGGCACAGCATATCGCGCAGAAACTCCATTGAACGGATCAACTGGAACATTCACTGTTAAAAACTCTGATTTTAGTGATGTAAATATCACTTCATCAGCGACTGGAACATTCTATGTTGTTTTATCCCGTGCATTTGGTGTTTCATTTACAAATAAATGGCTAGGTGATTTCACAAATTTAACCACACCATCTACGATTTATTGGGGAACTGACTATTTGCTACCAACAACTAGTCCATCGATTGATAATGGTTCAACTCCAGCATATTTGAATGTATTTTCAACGTCTGTTGCTACAGCATATACATCAGACACGTCTGCAACAGGAGGATTAACTTCAAATACAATTGCATTAAGTTCACTTTCAAGTGGAGGAACTACAACGGCAACAGCAAATACAGCAACACCTCACTATTTAAATATTGGTCAAAAAGTAACTATTTCAGGTGCATCTATTGGTGGTTTTAATGGAACATTTACTGTATTAACATCATCCACGCTTTCATTTACATATGCTGTTTTAGCTGGATTAGCAACACCAAGTGGAACGATTACCGCAACAACTGGGTTAATTAACGTAGTTTCATTTGGAACTGGTCAATCGTACTACGCAAAGAGATTCTCAGTTTCTCCATTGCCGTATAATAACCTGATTCAACCCTCTTCTGTGCAGTTTTTGCAGGAAAATGAGACTGTAAAATTTTCTACTAGCGGAGTGTTGCCATCTCCGCTTGTTGCTGGAACTGATTACCAAGTTAGGGTGATTGGAGATAGTGTTAATGTGTATTCTGCATCAGTGTTGGTTCCGATTACAACCCCCGGCACTGGTCAATTGGCACTAGACATTCAGCGCACTTTAAATGTATCTCCATCTACAAGCATTGTGGCTGATGCTTCGTTATACACAACTGGTCAATCCGTTACTGTGCGAGCCAACTCAGGTGATGTCCTGCCAGATGGTCTTGTTGCAGGAACGACATATTTCATTCGTCGAGTTGATAACAATGAATTTGAATTGTATGCCACAAAAGCACAATCTCAAAACCTATCTAGCGTTATTGGAAGAAGAGAGTTTTTAACTAGTGGACTATCCACGGATAGCAAATTCTTCGTTGATGCCATTGAGGATCCGATTTTAGTTAAGAGTGTTGCTAACATTCAAAAACCCATTACAGACGGGTTTGTGAGCTTGTATGCTATGGATTACGGACGTAGCAATGATTTAACTCTGATCGGTCAATACCATCCGCAAGAAGTCAACCCGCAGTACCGCAGGATTCGTATTGGTAAACCATGCGCATGGGTGAGGATTGCATACCGCATTAAGCCTCCAGTCATCACGTCAAAATACGATTTCATTCCGATTGAGCATACACGCGCAATCATTACTGCTGTCCATGCGTGTGATCTTGAAGATAAGGATTTCGCTGAACAGGCACTTCGTTACTGGGGATTTTCGTTAGCATACCTAAAAAATCAGCAGGAACATCAAGATGGTCACGCTTTTGTTCCACCGCAGATCAATAATGAAACCTATGGCGATGGTTCTGATGTAGTTATGTTCTAATGAAAAGTGAGAACATCACAGCAGGTCGGATGTCAAAGATATCCAGCGGGTGGATTCAGGGTGTCAACTCTGTTAGAAATCCGTGGTTGTTGCCAGACAACCAGTTTAAATGGGGTGTTAACGTAACAGTCCGAGGAGGTTTAATTCAAACCAGACCGGGGCATAAAATGCAGTTGTCTCTCCCATCTGGAAACTTCCAAGGTGGAATTTTTTTTGCATCAAACAAGCAAAAGGATGCCCCTGTAACGCAGAACATAAATGGGGTGATCACACTAACTCCTGCAAAGATTTTTGATGTTAACGGAAACGGAATTGTTGCAGACGAATTGAATTACATGGTGTTTGCCGTAGATGGGAATGTCTATTACTCACCATTTCCACTTGTTCAGCCAAGCAATTGGGAAGATTACAGGCTAAAAAACATAAAGCTATCAGCGGATGTGGATCAATTTTGTTTCACGCTAGCAACTAAATCTGCAAATCTGACTACTGGAAGTCAGGAGTTCTCGACCCCATCACATCGAATCGTCTTGATTCAAGATGGCATTTCATATCCAGCATATTGGGATGGTTCTGATAAGGTTGGTACTCAGACATCAACAATTCCAGTGGGGTATTGGATGGCATACTCTGGAAATCGTCTCTGGATTGCCAATAAAAACATCGTTTTGGCATCTGACTTGGGCGATCCAACCTCATATCAAGAACGTGCAACTGGAACTTCCCGTGGTGATTTTAGTTTTTCTCGACCAGTAACTGGAATGGTGTCCTATGTTGGACAGGATACGTCTACGAGACTGATCGTGTTTACTGATAGGTCTACGTTCCAACTCAAATCCAATGTCTTCGACAGAACGCTATGGGTTACAACTGAAAACTTCCAATCTACACTTTACCCATCCGTTGGATGTATTGCTGGAAAATCAATTGCTTTTCAGGCAGGTCAGATGTGGTGGTATTCTCAGAACGGGCTGATAACTACAGATCCCGCTGCTACGGCATACTTATCATCTCAGGTTCTCTGTAAGGACTTGGAGATGGCAAGGACAAAGAGATTGATAACCTCTGATGCAACTAAAATTTGCGCTATTGGATTTGAGAATTACTTGCTTTATTCCGTACCTTTCATGCAGACATTGAATTCCGACACAATGGTGTTAGATTACGCTGCTGCGTCTGAATGGGGTGAAAATAGAAATCCAGCTTGGTGCGGAGTATGGACGGGAACACGTCCTGTTGAGTGGACTACTGGAATCATTGGTGGACAATCTAGGTGTTTTCACTTTTCGGTTGATTACTCAGCCACAAACGATGGTTCGTACAATCACCTGTGGGAATCATTCCAGCCAGAAAGGGTTGACTCTTACTTACAAATAAACCCAGATAAGACAACCACAACTCTATACAATCGCATTTACTCGCAATTTGAAACACCACTTTTAGGTGATCAAATGGATTTAAAGCAATTTAAATACGCAGAGATAGAATGCACTCAGATTGGAGGCACTGTTGATGTTGAGGTATCTTACAGGGGAAGTAAGGGAAACTATAACTCTATCCTTAAAAAACGACTTCTAGCAGTCACTGACAACTATCAATGGGATAATACTCCTTATGAGGAACAAATCCGAGATCTTGGATTGCTCAATACTCAATATCGAAGGTTGATTACAGAATCCGCTCAACGCAATTCACTACTGTCCACTTGCGAGTCCAGATTAACGGATGATGTCGATAAGGCATTTTCACTGTTGATCGAATGGTGTGGTGAGTTTGGTGTGGAAGTTATCCGTTTATTCATGGATCCTTGGATGGAAAAATCCACTGGCGCACCTCAAGGTGACGAAACCCAATCGTGTGTTGTTTCGCAAAATGGTGAATCGTTGACCATAGATTTGCTTCCAAATCCATACGAGCAACAATCTCCTAATAATAAATCGTGGAGTGCCAAGGTTTTCAAAACAACAACGCTAAATTGCAACATTAATCCATCCCAATCGATTTCAGCGACTGCCTCTGCATCGTTTTTGTCTTACATTTCGTTTGAACACGCTCAAGAAGAAGCAGGAATACTTGCTTTACAGGCAGCAACATCTGCTGCACAACAGTTTAAAGCACAAAATCCTTGTTAATATGCCATCGATAACAACATCAAAATTAGATGCTGCTAACTTTCCAAATAAGTTTATATCTCCGTTTGGTGATGACCCTGTTGTACCTATTTACTCTTCAATTCCGTTTAGCACAGGTCAAAATAATTGCTTGCCATGCGCTATTTGTGGATCTAATTTTCAACGCAATAACATTCTTAAAGCGGAAGCTGAGAGATTCAATACAATACAATCCAACAAAGAAGATATTTTAGTTGGATTTAATTAATATATATATGAAACCAAAAATGCAATACAAACTTGTTCCAAAAGGAACAAATGAATTCTTGGAATTGGCTGATTTTGCCGAGGATTTTGATCATAAAATAATCGAGCATCCTAATATTAATGTATATGCACATTATCGTGATGGCGAATTATATGGTTATTCTGATCATGTGTTTTTGCCAACTATATATCCAGCATTTCATCCTAAATTCACTCGTCCTAGAGACGTTATTCAGTGCATGAGCGATTGGGCTACATACTCTCAAATCACAAACTCACCGGGTTATATTGGTGTCCCTTTAAAGGATGAACGAATTAACTTTACAAACGAAATAATGGAAAAATTAGGGTTGACTCCTCTCAAAAGAGAGATTTACTCTATCGCTACTTAATAATATGGGAGGATCTACATACACACCAGAGGCACAGAAACCTACACCTGAACTAAATATGATGTTAGCTTCAGAGGCTAACAGGGGTATGTATAAAGGGTTAGAGTCACAAGCAAAATTCTTGGATTTAGCTACTCAAGTTAAACCTGTTGAGCAAACATTTGATGGATCTCAACTGTCTAAACAGGCATTTGAGTTAGGTATTGAAAACGCTAATCGTGCTAGGAAATTTGAAGAATCTATTGATCCTGCAAGTGCGCGGATGAGAGCTAGTGCTGGTGAGACAATTGAAAAACTTACATCTCCAGAAAGCTGGCAACAAAAATTGAACGATTGGGCTAAAACTAAGGGTTTGGCTCAAATGATGGAGTCTGGAATTGATCCATCTTCTAGCATGGGTCGAGCAGCAATGTACGATCAATCAACTGAAAAAGGAAGGCAGATTGCGCTTGAGGATTTTGCGTTGCGCCAAAAATATCTTGATGCTAATCAAATGCAGGGTGGAATTGACCCATCTGCGTTGATTTCTGGTCAAGAGGCAGCAAAAGCCCAAAACAGACAAGGCTTGCAGGAATGGCAACGTGGGGTTCTATCTGGTGCGCAAGGACTAGGACAAACTGCACAGGATGCAATTAATCGTTCTATGGGCAATATTCAAAATGCCCATTCAGCTAATGTTGCTGATACTCAAAATTACAACAACATGATCAACCAAGTAAGAGCGCAAAATGCTCAAAGCAAGAATGCAGCAACTGGTCAATGGATTTCTGGTGGTGGTGCAGTTGCAGGAGCGGCACTTGGTGCTGCAATTCTAATTTAATGAAAAACCTAATAAATAAAACAATAGATAAAGCTGTTCGATGGAACAAACAATGGCCAAATGCGGTCATTTTTTGGTCTGGTGGAAAGGATTCAACTGTCCTTCTTCACTTTTTGAAATTCAAGTGTGGAATTGATTTGCCAGTAGTTCAATTTCGTCAACCTAAGTTCCGTGAAAGGTATGCGTATTCTGATAAATTGATTAAGGACTGGCAACTCGCCATGTACGAGTATCCAGCCTTCAAGCATACGTTGGCAGATGGGCCTGATGTAGAAACTGGTGAGGTTCGATTTGATCTGCTTCACTACTTCCAATGGGGCCAAAATTCCGTTGTCTTGTCACTGGGAACTGAACGTCCAAAAGCAAACGAACCATTCATGTGTGGGGTAGATGACTTTTTGATGCGTCCCACGGGAACATTTAATTTCCCTTGGGCAGCAGTATGGATCGGAACTAAGTTTACAGATACGGATTTAATCAAAGGTCACGTTCCGCTATCGCAAGATATTCGACACGTTGATGGCAATCCAACTTCGCTTTATCTTCTTAAGGATTGGACTGATGAAGATGTTTATGAATATCTAGAGTCAAACAATGTCAAACCAGATCCAACTCGATATGTGAAAGGCAAGAATGGATGGATGAACAATCCCGATAAGTCACTTAATGCTGACTTCTATCCTGTCTGTTTGAACTGCGTTGATCGTCATCAAGGCCCACACGTCGATTGTCCAAAGTTAAAAGCAAAGATTACTAACATTTCACATCTTGCACCATACGAAGACATCGTGATACCAGATTTAGGGTTTAAACCAGTGGATTGGAACAAATAATATTATGGGTGGATCAAATCAACAACAAATGCCGCAAGGGATGAATTCAATTGGAGAACAGCAATATGCTACTGGAACAGTTCCTAAAGCAATACAAGCAACTCCAGCAGAATCTAAGGCATTTAGACAAGATCAGCAACAGCAGCAATTAAAGGATTTGTTAAGCAATACACTTGGAAAAGTCGCTCAAACTACTGCATCTTCACCTTATGATCGTGCAGCAAAATCACAATCTGATTCCGCTTCAGCGTGGACAGCAATGCAACGTGAAGCTGGAGATGGCACTGGTAGTTTAGCATTTTCTTCTATGGGAGATTATAGTGTTCCTCCATCTGGTGAAGAGAAGGTATCACAGGGATGGGCTAATGCATTTCAATCTATTGGAACATCTGCATTAGGTGGAATTGGCAAACCTGCTAATAAAATAGGTTAATGGAAGATGAATACGATTGCGAAAAATGCGGTGCTTGTTGTTGTTTCAGGTGGTCATGGCCAGTATTACGAAGAGATCGATCTGACGCAAGTGGCATCCCGAAAGAAATGCAAAGGGAAGACTATCCGCTAATGAAAACAACTGATTCCAGATGTATTGCTTTGGATGGTAAAGTTGGAGAAAAGGTATGTTGTAAAATATACGCAGATCGACCAAACTCTTGCAGGCAATTCAAAGCCGGGTCTGATTTGTGTAAAGAATCCAGAAAAAAATTTAACAATTAAAATCAAGGAGTAATATTATGGGAGGTGCAATGAAAACCACAAGAAAAGTTATAGATCCGCTGAATATAATGGATCCATTAGGAGTTCTGCCCGGGCCT